CGGGTAATGTTGCACAATTCCCCCCAGATCACGATGGAGTCAACGCAAAAGTCACTCCAGCAGTGTTGAGAATTGAAAAGTTTGATGAATTTGGTGGAATTGAGAGGATTCTTGTCGTAGAAAGTGGTGCAGGATACGATACTGAGTTTGCACCACCCGTATTTGTGATCGATCCTGAGTTTATTGACTACAAAAGTCCCAACGTTGGCGATGTTACTCAGTTGGCACAAGGAATTGCTGATCAATTTGTAAATATTGAGACCCCATGGGAGGGTTATAGTCCTGCTTTGATAACTGGAGAGGGTGAAACCGATACAGATCCTACAGAATGGGTCAATATGCCCGATAATGACTTTGGAGGCACACCAAAGAAATTTGAAAACTTAAAGACTAAGAGACTTGGCAAACCAACCAGTCCTGGACAGACGGCAAATACGGGATTTACCATCATGAGTACTCCAATTGCCTCTTCAGCACCTGACTCTTACATTAGAATTGCAGAGGTTGACACCGATCTTGAGACAAAACTGTGTTTTGATCTACCACCATCGTGTCTAGAGATCAATGCAAGGAGTAATGTACTCGATGCTTTACCTAAAAGGGAATTCTGGGAGCTTATATCAAGAGAAGATGACAGAATCAAGACATATGAGTCCGATGTGATGTCTGCAGCATACGCTGTTGCCGTAGATTTAGAGGAATACCAGGAAAAAATGTCTGATCTATACGGTCCTTTCGACAAAAGTCGTTGTTTGACCATGGGTCAACCCAAAGTTTACAACATCAGACGCTGGTTTGACATGCCATGTGCATATCTTAGCAATGTTGAGAAGGGATCTGCCATCCTAGATGAGATTGAGGAGGGTAGAGACGCAACTGACCTGCGTGCCTTTGGTTATTTGCCTTACAAATACTGTGCTTCTAAGGTAAAGGAAGCAGAATTCAATGTAAGTATGGAAATCCAAGGAAAAACTATTGGATCTATGGGTCAAGACTTCATGGATTACCTAGATCAATTCAAAAAACCCAAAATGACACCGCCAAGAAACCCAAAAGCACCAACAGGTGGCAATGGTCGTGACGGTAGTGACTATAGAGTGTGGAAATGTAATAACGGTAGTGTTGATGGACGTTGCTATCGTGATCCTAATGATCAAAATGACATTATCTTTGTGCCTGTGGGTCAAGATGAGAATACTTACGACTATAACCAGAATGGTTACAGTGAATATGAGCAGTTTCAGTTATGGTTAGGTGATAATTTAACCAGTGGAAGTCTCACAACTAATACTCCTACTTGGAGTTGGCAAGAAAACTACCAAACAGACGGAGGAACTACTACAGATCCTAATACTGGAGAAACCACTCAAAATCCTCCAATTAATAATACTGCTAACTTTGGAGCACAAGCGGAATATACTGCATTTGAGGTGGACTGCAATCCAAATCCAGGTGATACAAATGTGCCAAACCATGATTGTTGGGACAAGTATGTGCGTGCCTCTGGTGCCCCCTCAGATGCCCCCCTGGACGTGTTTTGTGGTTATGACGCTAATGGTGACGGATTCGGTGGAGAGCGTTTCTGGGAGATTACAGGACCTGCTATGGGCACTGAAGAAGGAGGTTGGACAACACCAACAGGTCCAACCAATCCATTCTGCTCAGCGTGTACTGGATCTGGTACGTTATTCTCAGGATTCTTAGCATTCTTCTCAAGCTCAGGTGGGCAAGAACCAGCGTGTGGTCTACAATCAGTTAATGATGCATCTATCGCTTGTGACCCAACCAGAATATATACTGACAATGGCGATAAAGTTTTAGTCTTAGGATCATATACAGGAACTATGAGAGTTAGAAATTGGTTGACTGGTGGTGTGCAGGCATTATCAAATGCCATCAATAATCTGGGCAATCCTTACTTCAGTGAATGTGACGTTGACAGAGGATATACTGATGGAACTGGTATTAACGAGGAATTCTAAATGGCATATGGATTTTTAAAACCAGTTGGATCAATTAATGGGTTGCCTTGCTCAGGGCATGGTCTTTGCATACCATCAACTATCCACTCAGTGCAGGTGTGTACCACCCCTCCAGTGCCCTACACCATCCTTATTAAGAATTTTACATGCTGGTGGCCACCAACATCTTTGATCCCTCTTACAGGACTTAATCCAATAAGAGCAACAGTGTTGGTGCAGGGACTACCTATCCTGATTGGTGGGGATGTATTTACACCCCATATTTCAGTTTGTACTAATATTATCATTTACATATGCCCCTGTGGAAAAGGTGTGTGTCCTATCCCAACTCCTATTGCTTGTAGTCTCTTAACAATTGAAGATGCTCCAGGGACAGGACACGCTAGAGTATTAATGCCTACTACACTGACAGTATATGCATTCAAGGTCCCCGTTGGTAGGATTCTAGATCCTCTAGGTGTAGGATTCCCTGGATTCTCTTGGCCTTGCTCCTCAGTGGTTGCATTCGGGCATCCAACTGTGCTATCATCCTAAAGTAATCTACACAAGAGCAATGCCTAAGAGAGCGACGACTGGACTGGTCAAAGATGGTTGGGTACCTGGCAATCCTAAAACCACTCGTCAAGGAAATTCCAAAAACACCAAGCATTCGGCAACATCTAGAAATGCTGCTAGTAAGCGTTATCGTGGACAGGGTAAATGAGACCTGAGACTAGAGAATCTATGGAGATGCTCTTTTCTGCAAAATGGAATGTCCCAAAAGCAGCAAAACATTGCAATCTTACTGAAAAAGAAATGAAAATTACATTCAATGAGTATTGTGCTTTTCATCAACCAACTTGGGTCTGTGAGGAATCAGTTTAATGTCTATAAATAACTTTACCAGTGGAGGACATGAGTAATGGCTAATAGCCCAATCCCAGATCAGAGTAAAGAATTTCTAAACTCTGGAATGAGACTAATTACCGATCCACGAAGTGATAAATATCTCAATATGAATTCTCTCGATAATAAAGAGAGAGCAAAAAGAGAAGAAAAACAGAGGTAGTAAATGCCTGCTTACAGATTTAGATCTGATCAGTACGTCAGTAGAGGTTTTAAGGATTTAGCGATTTCATTCGCTGCTAATCCCTCTACTGACGATTTTGGTGCAGTGAAAAATGAGAGAGCAATTAGTCAATCAGTAAGAAATCTACTAATGACTATTTTAGGTGAAAGACCATTCCAACCTGAAATTGGAAGTAGACTTAAAGGTCTTCTTTTCGAACCATGGGATCCATTCTCAAAAGATGCAATCCTAAGTGAAATTCGCAATGTGCTTAAACGATTAGAGCCTCGTATTGAAGTAACTAATGTCGATCTACGAGACAATAGTGATAATAATGATATTCACTGCGAGCTCGAATATAAGATCGTAGGACAATCTGTTACTCAATCAGTCGAATTCCTTTTAGAGAAGACCTAAAATGTCTGCAATACCCTCACAATTAACATCTTTAGACTTCTTTGAAATTAAAGAGTCTATTAAGTCTTACCTTCGAACACGTAAAGAGTTTAGTGACTACGACTTTGAGGGTAGTGCTGCAGCATATCTAATTGATATCTTAGCATACAACACATACTATACGGCATTCAACGCTAACATGGCGCTGAATGAAGCATTTCTTGAGTCTGCTACGGTAAGAGACAACGTAGTCCGCATTGCAAAGCAGTTAAATTACACTCCTAGGTCAATTAAGTCGCCTAGAGCCTGTGTTGCGATTCGTGCTCAGACACAAATATCGTTGAATGGATCTACATACCCTGAGTTTTGCGTACTTAGAGAAGGGGATGTCTTTATTGCAAGTAATTTTAACGACGTATATACCTTCTGTGTAACTAGAGAGTTGCAAACTACGGTAGATCCTTCTACAGGTATTGCAACCTTTAACCCTGTGCTGGTACATCAGGGCAATTTGCTCAAGTATAACTATACAGTTGACTATACAAAGAATCAAGATTATATAATTCCAACTGAAAACGTAGATACCGCTTTAGTTTACGTTGATATCTCGCCAAATGCACAGTCTCAAGAGACTGATAATTACAGTTTGTCGAAAAACGTAACTTCTCTTGATGACACGTCGCGTATTTACTTCCTTGAAGAGACTGATGACCTGAGATATCGCCTAATTTTCGGTGATGGCGTCATTGGTCGTAAATTAATTGATGGTGAATACATCAGACTTAGTTATGTGACCACAGAAGGTGAAGAGGCAAATGGTTGTAAGGACTTTAACTTCATTGGTAGCATTAAGGACAGTGATGGCAGAGCAATTGCCCCAGCAAACATTGCTGTAGAGACTAGAGAGCCTGCTGCAGATGGTGAGCAACGCGAATCTGCACTTTCTGTCAAGTTTAGGGCACCAAAAGCATTCTCAACTCAAAATAGAGCTGTGACTGAAGCAGACTATGAGCATATTGTATCAGAGATCTATCCACAAGCAGCTGCGGTTACTGCATATGGCGGTGAGAAACTAACTCCCCCTGTTTATGGAAAAGTATTTGTTGCAGTTAGTCCCAAAACAGGCAATAAACTGAATGAGTCTACAAAAGCGAAAATTAAGAATGATTTGAAGAATTATACGGTTGCATCTATTGATCCTGTGATCATTGATCCTACCGTCTACTACATTATCCCCAAATCATACGTTTACTACAACGGAAACGTTACAAACAATACTGGGTCCGAGTTGGCAAGTAAGGTTTTGCGTAATATTGACCAATTCAACAAAGATGGTCGAAATAATCGATTTGGTGGACGCATTGATGGGTCTAAGTACAATTCAATGGTGGATAATAGTGATCCTGCAATTGACGGCACTGTTACTCAGATGACTGTTGGGCAAAATCTTGACCAATTCACTTTTGGTGATGTATTCACTGAATGTCTAGATTTTAAAAACCCACTTTATGATCCAAACGGATTTGCTGGCACTCCAACGGGTGGTGGTGGATCTCCTGGTGGTGGTGGTGGCAACGGCGGCGGTGGTGGCACTGGCGGTAATGGTGGCACTGGTGGCAGCGGTGGTACTGGCGGCACAGGTGGTACTGGGGGCACTGGAGGCACTGGCGGCACGGGTGGTACACCTGGCACTGGAGGCACTGGTGGTGATGATGGTGGAGGCGGCGGCACAGGAGGCGGTGATCCAAGTGGCAATTATGATGGTCCTTGCTCATCTAATGCCGATTGTCCTGATGGTCAAATTTGCGTCAATGGCAAGTGTCAAGATGCAGGAGATAAGGGATCATGTAGTCCTTCATTCTCCGTTGTCAAATCTGGCACATTCTATGCCACTGGTTATACTGACGATTTAGTTGATTTGACTCTAGGTGGTGGAGGAGGAACTCCAGCAGCATCGACTGGTGGCAGCGGTGGCACAAATGGCACAAATGGCACAGATGGTGCAGGCGGTGGCACTGGTGGGACTAGCGGGACTTCTGGTGGCACTGGCATATCTCCTGGAGATCTGTCATCTCCCGTAGTTGCTTCAAACGCAGTTACTGATGAAAATCAAGTTTTGGTGCCTGTTAATATCAGAGATGATGGTAACGGTAATCTTATCTTGGTTACAAAGAGAGATGAGGTTGAGGTTGTCCTCAATGATTCTGTGGGTACAGTTGATTATCCAACAGGTCAAGTTTGTGTTGGACCTATTGCTATTGCAGGAACTCCAGATGACACAACTCGCCTTCCAATTCAAGTATTGCC